AGTTCTTTACCCTCCCAACGTGTGTGAAGTTCGCCATCAGATTTCCACCAACGTTGTTGATATTGCTTTGTTGCAATTTGTTTAACGTGAACTAATTCGTGAGCCAAAGTTTCAAAAATATCAGACTCACTATGAATAATAATTTTATGATCTTTATCTGGGTCAGAACCTTTTGCGTTGGCTAAGTGAACACCTTCACAATTTTGACCCCACTTCTTTTTGACTGTGGTCCTTCTTACGTGAATTTTGATCTTCAAAGTGTTTTGAAGTCTTTTAGATACTAACTCACTAAGAAACAAGTTTGTTGCTTCTGTGAGGTCGTCAACTAATTCTTGATTTCTCTCATTTCTTGGTAGAGATATTTCTAGTTTTTTCATCGTTT